CATGAACACACAATTAGAAAATTTAAACAGACAATTAAGAATATCAGATGTCATTGATGTTCTAATGGCTCAATCTTTACAATTAATGGAGATTGTAAATAAGAACCAAACAGAAGTGAACAGACTAAAAAAAGTACTTGAACAACTAAAAGTGCATACAGATAATGCAACAGATAGTATAGCAAGTTAAGGGTTGACAACCTATCCTACCTAGTGTAGGATAGGGAATACAGAAACAAACATACAGGAGAAAAAACATGGAACTAAACAAACAATTCAAGATTACTTACTACGCAAAAAAACATGGTAAGCACATCACAAGAAATGCAACATGGACTGACCTTTGTAGATATTGGACTAGCAAAGTTGGAGATAGTTTAATCACATACTTTGACATGGACAAACAAGAATACAGAACTGCCAAAACATCATGGACAATAAGAACAATGGAAACGAGGTACTAATGACAGAACAATTAATATACGAACTATCATTCTTTGGAATGATAGTTATCCTAATAGGATTAAGATTATGGGGAGATAGCAGATGACACAATTAAATGATGAACATCTGGAACTACACAGCCAGAACAAAGCTGAGAGATACGAGCGACAGAAGATCAAGTTCCTAGAAGATAGGATAGCAACACTAGAGAAAGCATTGGAAAGCCATACCAAAATCTTGGCTAGGTTTCAAATGACCGAGGACAAATCATGAGTGAGTTTGTTTGGTGTCATGGTCCAGGGTGCCACAAATCCCACACTCAAGATAGAATAAGAGGTGTCAAGGGTAGCAAGGTCTTAAGGACTAAGAAGATAGCACAACGAACCGAGAGTAGGTGGTACAATGCTAATAACTTCTATAATTACTTCTGTAGTAATGGTTGTTATAATGACTTTGCTAATAAACATATACAAGAGATAGTAGCCATCGCACCAAGGACCGAGGCTCTTGAAACACCAGTCAATGTAGATAAGGTGCAAGATACTACATACACTGGTCATAGTTATACAAGGGTAGAGATATCAAGGGTTGACAATGGCTGAGGGATAGTGTAGGATAGATCTATATTAACTTATACAGGAGAACACATGGACACAATGATTAAAGCAACTAACCCTTACTCGAATGAGTCAACGATGTTAACACCAACAGAACACAAGTTATACATTGAGATCAAGCAAGCAGAGTTCGATGAGGATTACAATGCAATGCAAAAGAAATTGTCTAAGTTCAGTAGACTGAATGCAAAAGCATTCATGGTACTACTAGACTAACCGAGTACCAAACTGTGTGGTCCTGTAGGACCACACTCACACACTCACAGGTTGTGCGGCCGCGCTCGCATTCAATAGAGGTACCAGACCCAATCTCAACGTAGCATAGACCATCGACCCCCTATACACCTTATATATAAAAGGGGTCCCAATACTTAGTATATATTGCTTGTTTTAGACAGATAAGGCTGTTAAATTCGTTATGAACATCTAATTGATGCAAAAAAAATTATAAAAAATTTTTATGGATATAATAAACCAAGTAGACATTAGTAAATTACCGGCTGATGTAAGAAAAGAATTTAAAACGTTGCAGGTAATGCACGCAGAGAAAAAAATTAGAAACAAAGCTAGAGAAGACTTCATGTCTTTTGTTAAATGCGTATGGCCCGAGTTTGTTGAAGGGTCTCACCACAGACACATAGCTAAAAAATTTAATGACCTTGCAAGTGGTAAAATAAATAGACTAATTATAAACATGCCGCCTAGGCATACTAAGTCTGAGTTTGCATCATTTCTATTACCCGCCTGGATGGTGGGCCGTAATCCAAAGTTAAAGATAATCCAAGCTACTCACACAGGTGAGCTTGCTGTTCGTTTTGGTCGTAAGGCTAAGACTCTAATTGATAGTGATGAATACCATAAGATATTTGAAACAAGATTAAGAGAAGACAGTCAAGCCGCTGGGAGGTGGGAAACAGCACAAGGCGGCGAATATTTCGCTGCAGGTGTCGGTGGAGCAATTACTGGACGGGGTGCTGACTTATTAATAATTGATGATCCGCATTCGGAACAGGATGCGATGTCTGCGACCGCGATGGAGTCTGCTTACGAGTGGTACACATCCGGTCCACGTCAACGTTTACAACCTGGTGGAAAAATAATTGTGGTAATGACACGTTGGTCTACTAAAGACTTAACAGGTAAATTACTTGCTCACCAAAAAGAAGCAAAGTCAGACAAGTGGGACGTGGTCGAATTTCCAGCGCTCTTGGATACCGGAACAAAAAAAGAAAGACCCGTGTGGCCTGAGTATTGGAAGATGTCAGAATTAGAAATTGTTAAAGCTACACTACCGGTTGGTAAATGGAACGCACAATGGATGCAACAACCTACATCTGAAGAAGGTGCAATTATTAAACGTGAATGGTGGCGTAGATGGAAACATGATTGGATACCCGATTTACACCATGTAATACAATCTTATGATACAGCATTTCTTAAAAAGGAAACTGCTGACTTTAGTGCTATAACTACATGGGGTGTATTCTATCCAGATAACGATTCTGGGCCAAATTTAATGCTATTAGACTCTGTTAAACAACGTTTAGAGTTTCCAGAACTAAGACGTAAAGCTCTTGAGCAATATAAGTATTGGAACCCTGAGACGGTAATTATAGAAGGAAAAGCCTCTGGGATGCCTTTGACCTATGAATTAAGACAGATGAATATTCCAGTTGTTAACTTTACACCGAGCCGAGGAAATGATAAGCATGCAAGAGTAAATACATGTGCACCATTATTTGAGTCTGGAATGATCTGGGCTCCTGAACAAAATTTTGCAGATGAAGTTATAGAAGAATGCGCAGCATTCCCACATGGCGATCATGATGACTTAGTTGATAGTACAACCCAAGCTGTTATGCGATTCAGACAAGGCGGCTTTGTCCAACACCCTGAAGATTATGTAGACGAAGAACCCACAGAGCATAAAGAAAAGGTATATTATTAAATGGACGAGATCATAAGAATGTTATTGAGTATGGGTAAAACCAAAGAAGAGATTGCTGAATTTGTAGGTAAAGAAATGCCTGCAGGTGGCGTGGATAACGTTGCATCAAATGTTTTAAAACCTATAACTAGAAAAGTTGCAGGTGATTTCCCGCTTATTGGATCACGGATCACGGACCCTACACAAGCAGGACAACTTGGTAGATACAATATTCAAGCATTAGACCCTACAGATAGATATTCATTAATTAGACAATCTTTTGAAGATCAAAAACTTAACTGGCAAAAAACTTTAGAATTTATTAGAGAAGGTGGTTACAGTTTAAGTGCTTTACAAAAACAAAATTTAAATTTTAATCTAGGTGTATTACAAAAATCAAAAGTTGTTATAAAAGATTTAACCAAAGGTTTAACAAACGAAGGACAAAACGTAGAAGAAATTTATCAAGCGTTTGTTAAAAACAAAAGATTCTTAGGTAATGAAAAAACAGGATTAAGTGGTGAAGCTAATGAGATTTTAGATTTTATAGAAAAAGCTAGAGGTAAAGGAGATGACCTTACAAAAACTACAAAAAGCCAAGAACAAATTTTAAAAGATCAAAAAGCTGCAAATGATGAAAGAATGAAAAGATTATATGAAGGCAGAGCTTATGAAGGTGATGTTGGAATGTATAGAGCAATAGGAGGTTATCATTTGCCCAAGCTCCATGAAGCAGGGATCATTAACCTTGACCCTAAAATTTATGAAGCAATAAAAGCAGGTAGATATCACCATGGTGGTGCAGAGTTCTTTGCTCCTGATCCTAATAGAGTTTTACAATACCACTTTGGTTCAAAAATATTTGACGATCTAGATAAAGCAATTGAAGAAGCAGCATTAAAGGGTGGAGACATTGCTCTTAAAGGACCAGAAGGTATGATTAAATTTTTAAAAGATAATGACTACTTACCATTTAAAGTAAATGGACCAGCAAATGCAATAGATTATTTAAAACCAGATGAATTACTTGAACGTATGAAAGAAATAGAGGCATCATCAGAAGTAATTAAAAAAGGTAATAGTCCTTTCTTTAAAACACCAGATGAAATTATGAATAGAGTTATGGTAAACGCTAACGAGAAAAAGTTATATCTTGAATCATTTAAAAGAACACATCCAGAGAAATTTAAACTGTATGAGAAAAGACAATCGGAAGAGCCTTTCTTTGCACTGGGGGATGTTGGTCAAGGAGATGTGTTTAGTGATCTAGCAGATATTACAACTCCTAAAGACAAAGCTGATATACTTAAGTTTCCTAAAAAAGAAACTAAAGTTAAACCCGTTGATGAGAATAAAAGAGAAATGACTCCTGATGAACTTGAAGATTTTGAAATGGATATAGGCTATGATAATTTAGAAGCTTATAGTTTTGATGGCACCGTGGGTGATGGAGCAAGAATTTTAAAAGAACAAAAAAAATATGAAGCAGAAATGTATGACATGTATAAAACAGGTAAACTAGATCCTGAAGCTGGTTCAGTATCTAGAGCTAGAATGAATTTTTTA